TCCAGCACCCTATCACCGACCCGCACTCGCGGGTTTACCGCAACATCCTGGTCCGCGCCGCGCGCCTTGCGCGCTCCGGCGCCGTGCCCGGCATGACCGCCGAGGATATTGCGCAGGACCTGCGCGAACATCTCTGGCGGCGTGATGGCGCCTTCGATCTCACGCGCGGCAGCTACGACACGTTCGCCGACCGTGTCATCGCCAATCGCATCGCCACGCTGGCCAGTCCCACGGAACGCCTGCGGGCCGAGCGCTGCTGGGTCAGCTTCGATGAGCCGAGCCAGCAGGGGGAAGATGGGGCGCCGCTGCCTCTGTCTGAGACGCTGGCCGAAGCAGATGGTTTGAATGGCCCCGCACTCCGGCCCGCCGATGAAGGGTTCTGCCTGGTGCGTGATGTGCGGCGGCTGCGTGCCACGCTGCCATCGGCCTGCAGGTCGGTGGCCGACGCGCTGGTCGATCTGACGCCGGCCGAGGCAGCCACAGCCCTCGGCATCCACCGCAGCACCATCTACGCGCGCCTCGCCTCGATGCGTTCGGCCGCCGTTGCGCGCGGCCTCCAAGTTTATCTCGGGGCGACCCCGACAGTTCCGGCGCCCGGCCGGTAGGTGAGCACAGGACCGGAACACTCCGGTTCGCGACTTTCATGCCGGGCCCTCGGAGGAATGCAACACCCCGTAAGGGGAAACACTCCGACCGCGAGCTCCAGGGCGGCGTCAGGCCCGGCAGCAGTCTCTTCGACGAACCCTGGAGGCCACGACGGCAAACAGGAGCATGTTATGTTCTCTTCTTCTCCCCTGAAGCGCTTGCGCCAGCGCTACAATCTCGAGCCGCTGCCCGAGGTGATCGACGTTCCCGCCATTGGGGGCCGCGCTGCCCGCAGCGTGCCGATCGAACAGGCGACGCTCGACGACATCGAGTTCGCTCTGGTCGCCTTCGGGCGCCAGCAATCGGCGCTCCATGATGTGTCGAATGCGCTCTCAAAGCTGTTGCGCATGGCGCGGCGGCAGGGTGCGCTTGGCCGGGATGTCGGCATTCACGCCGCCGTCCGCGATCTGGAGGCGGGCCAATGAGCGCCCCCGTCAGCCAGGCATCGCTGCGCATCATCACCGCCGATGAGCGGCTGCGTGAAAGCCGCGGCATCAAGGGCGTGCTGACCGGCACCTCCGGCATCGGCAAGACTACGCAGCTGCTCACCCTCGATCCGCAGCGCACGATGTTCGTCAATCTCGAAGCAGGCGAACTGGCTGTCCAAGGCTGGCCCGGCGACGAGGTACGGGTCCGGGATTGGGACCTGGCGCGCGATCTCGCCGCCTGGATCGGCGGGCCGAACTCCGCGATGCGCGATGACCAATTCTATGGTCAGGCCCATTACGCCCGCGTCTGTGCAGCCTTCGGACCCGCCAGCCAGCTCGACAAATACGACACCGTCTTTGTCGACAGCATCTCGGTCGCCTCCCGCATCTGCCTGCAATGGTGCAAGGGCCAGCCGCAGGCACAGTCCGACCGAACCGGCAAACCGGACATGCGTGCGACCTACGGCTTGCTCGGCCAGGAGATGATCGGCTGGCTGACGCATCTGCAGCACACGCCGGCCAAGAACATCTGGCTGGTCGGGCTTCTCGATCGGAAGCTCGATGACTTCGGCAAGCCGTTCTTTTCCTTGCAGATCGAAGGCTCGAAGACTGGCCTCGAACTGCCCGGCATCGTCGATGAAGTCATCACGCTGACCGAGTTGCGCCCCGAGAAGGGCGAGGCGTTCCGAGCCTTCATCTGCACGACGATCAACGATTTCGGCCTGCCCGCCAAGGATCGCAGCGGCCGCCTGTCGATGATCGAGCCCGCCCATCTCGGGCGCCTGATGTCGAAAATCCGCGGGCCCCGGCCCGACAGCCATCAGCGGCTGAGTTTCGACCTGCCTGCCGGCGCCAACCCCAATCCCACGACGACCCAAGGAGCATGACCCATGGCCAGTGACATGGACTTCAATGGCGCCGACACACAGGACGCCGCATTCGACCTGATACCAGCCAACACGCTGGTGCGCGTGACGCTCACCACTCGCCCCGGTGGCGTAGGCCCGGAGGGCTGGCTTACGCAGAGCAAGACTAGCCCCGCGCTCTATCTCAACACCGAGGCCATCATCATGGAGGGGCCTTTTGCGCGGCGGCGGATCTACACCCGCATCGGTTTCCGCGGCAAGAACGCGGGCAGCGGCGACGACAGCTATGGCAACCGTGGCCGGGCACTGATCCGCGGCATCCTCGAATCTGCCAGGGGCATCCGGGCGGAGGATCAGTCGGATGCGGCGCGTTCGGCACGCATGATCCGCAGCCTTGGCGAATTGAGCGGCCTCGAATTCGTCGCCCGCATCGGCATCGAGCGCGACAAGGACCGCCCCGATGAGCCCGGCCGCAATGCGATCAAGGCCGCTATTGGCCCTGCGCATGGCGATTATGCCCGCGTCATGGGTCGCATGCCGCAGCCGAGCCTCGGCCTCGGCACGGGCGCCGCGCGCTTGGTGGAGCCCGGCTACAGCCAGCCTGCACCCGCCAGCAACTCATCCGCCCCGTTCTGGGCGCGCTGAGGGAGGGCCGGCACATGATCCCGCGCGACTACCAGAAGGCGGCCGTGGCCGCTGCCCGTGACAGGCTCGCCACCCACGGCAACACGCTCCTCGTGCTGCCTACCGGTGCGGGAAAGACGGCCATCGCCGGTTTCTGCATCGGCGAGGAACTCGAAGATCGCCGCAAGGACCGCGTTCTCGTTCTCCAGCACACCGATGAACTGGTCGAGCAGAACAGGTCTAGCATCGGCGCGATCACCGGCCTTTCGACCTCGGTCGTGAAGGCCGAGCAGGACAATTGGGACGGACGTATTGTCTTTGGCAGCGTGCAGACGCTGGCCCGTGCCAACCGGCGCGCCCATATGGCCGCGCTATCCCATCTGGTGATCGATGAATGCCACCGGGCGGCAGCGACCAGCTATCAGGCCGTCATTGACGAAGCCCGCAGCCTGAACCCGAAGCTCAAGCTCCTTGGCCTCTCGGCCACGCCGAACCGGGGCGATGGGCGCAGCCTGCGCAAGACTTTCAGCAATGTGGGCTACCAGGTCCGGATCGGCGCATTGATCGCGCAAGGGCTGCTGGTGCCGCCGCGTACCTTCACGATCGACCTCGGGGTGGGTGACGAACTGGCGGGCCTTGATGCGACAGCGGGTGATTTCGACATGCGCGCTGCAGATCGCGTTCTGAACCGTGCCGTTTTGACCGATGCCGTGGTCGAGCACTGGGAAGAAAAGGCCGCCGACCGGCAGACAATCTTCTTTTGTGCCACCGTCGATCATGCAACGGCCGTGGCAGAGGCCTTCTGTGCTGCTGGCCATGCAGCCGAAATGATCAGCGGGGACATGCCCACCAGGGAGCGCGCCGCCGCTATCGCGCGTTTTGACCGCGGCGAGACCCGCATCCTCACCAACTGCATGGTGCTGACGGAAGGCTTCGACAGCCAGCCTGTGGGCTGCATCGGCATCCTGCGCCCGATGCTGCACAAGGGGACCTTCATCCAGGCGGTCGGGCGCGGCCTGCGCCGCGTCGATCCGGCGCGCTATCCCGGAATCATCAAGACCGACTGCGTTGTTCTGGATTTTGCAGGCGCCGCTTTGCGCCATGGCTCGCTCGAACAGGAGATCGACCTCGACGCGGACGACCCTGAACCGGGTCAGGCGCCTTGGAAACTCTGCCCCTGCTGCGAGGCCGAACTGCCCCTCGCGGCGCGCATCTGCGATTTCTGCGGCCATATCTTTGCGCGCGAAGCCAGCGACAAGACGGTGCTCGACAGCTTCGATATGATGGAAATCGACCTACTGGATCGCTCGCCCTTCGCCTGGGCGCCCTTGCAGGCCGATGGCAGCGCGCTCATGGCGAGCGGCTTCGAAGGCTGGGCCGGGGTGTTCCACGACGGCACGCTCTGGCATGCGCTCGGCCAGCCCCGCGGCAAACCGGTCAAGCCGCTTGCCATCGGAACGCGCGTTCAGGCGCTGGCCGCGGCAGATGATTTTCTGCGGACCACAGAGACGGGGACAGCGTCGATCAAGAGCCGTCGCTGGCTCAATGATCCGGCAAGCCTTCGGCAGATCGAATTGTTGACGCGTGCCGGGCACAAGGCAGAGGGGCATGACTTCGGCCTGTCGAAATACGCCGCCAACTGCCACCTGAATTTCCTCTGGAACCGCGCCGCCATCCAGCGCTCGGTCCTCGGGCCTGCCGCTCGGGTGGCCGCATGAAACGCCCGAACCCGCTGTCGCCGGACAAGATGAGCCCCGCTGAACGGCGCGCAGAGCTGTGCAGCCTGCTGGCCCTTGGGCTGGTCCGCCTGCGGCAGCAGGATCAGCTCCAACCTTCTGACGAAACTGAAGAAATTCGCCTACACTATCCGGCCGACCGGAGCCTTCATGCAACTCCAACTCAACGGAGAAATGCATGACGACCCATGACCCTATCCCTGCGCGCCTGGCCGCGCTGAAGACCACCCCGACGCCAGACTTGAAGGTGCAATGGCGCGAGTTGTTTGCCAGCGAGCCGCCGCCCTTCAACCGGCAGTATCTGGTAACCCGCCTCGCTTACCGCATCCAGGAACTGGCCTATGGCGGGTTGAAACCCGAGACCATCCGGCGGCTGGAAAAACTCGGCGAACATCTTGATGGCGGCAATCCGATCAAGCGGCGCATCCGCACCGACATCAAGCCCATCACCGGCACGCGGTTGCTGCGCGAATGGCAGGGCGTCGAGCATATCGTGACCGTCACGGCGGACGGCTTCGAATGGCAGGGACGCCCGTACCAGTCGCTCTCCTCCATCGCGCGCGCCATCACCGGCAGCCGCTGGAATGGCTGGGTCTTCTTTGGCCTGAAAAATCGGAGGAGCGCATGACCAAGCCCATCATCCGCAAACTGCGCTGCGCCATTTACACCCGGAAATCTTCTGAGGAAGGGCTCGAGCAGGAGTTCAACAGCCTCCATGCCCAGCGCGAAGCCTGCGAGGCCTACATCGCCAGCCAGCGCTCCGAAGGCTGGGTGCTGGTCCGCGACCAATATGACGATGGCGGTGTCTCTGGCGGCACGCTGGAACGCCCCGGCCTGAAGCGCCTGATGGCCGACATCGAGGACGGGCTGGTCGACGTCATCGTCTGTTACAAGATCGACCGCCTCAGCCGATCGCTTGCCGACTTCGCCAAGTTGGTCGAGGTGTTCGACCGAAACGGCGTGACTTTCGTGTCCGTCACCCAGCAGTTCAACACCACCACGTCGATGGGGCGGCTGACGCTGAACATCCTGCTGTCCTTTGCGCAATTCGAACGCGAGGTG